TGATAATCTGTTAAATGAGGTAATTCAAATACATCACCGACCATTAATTTACGACCAATCGTATCTATCATTGTGTTGTAATGCACAACAATAAAAATAATGTCATTGTTTAAAAACAATCCAAACTGACTTAAATCAAAGTCTAAGTTTGCTACATTATAATGCCCACGAATTCTATAAACACTACTATCATAGGTTCGGTCACGATTTTCCAAGAACAATAAATCCTGTATATTGGTAGGGTCTAAACTTGTGCGTTGTGGTGTGCTTAGACTATCAGTGGCACCGTTATCTGTTACACCTAAATACTTGTGAACATAGAGGTCGGTAGCACCAACATTTAGCATTTCTGCTATTGTTCTATCAAAAAATCTGTAATCATTGGATTTATCCGAACGAAATAGTGAGAGTTTGGGCATCTTGGTATCCGATATATCTAGTATTTATCAGCAGAATTTTGTAAGCATTAAGTATTACCTTTATTAAAGGTTGACAATTAATAGAATTTGATATATAATTTAGTTATTGTTAATAGGAGCATACATGGCAACTCGCAAACCGAAACCAACCTCAGATCATTTTATCAAAGCATTAAACCCACGTGATGCAGATACAAAGTACATGGGCGAAGAACCATTCTTTCCTGTACAACCTGAGGGAAGCGAACGTACAATTACTCTTACTAGGGGATTTACTTGGTTCAATCGTTTTTACAGTAAAAAAGATGCCAAAGAATTATTGTGTCAATATTTAGAGCACAATGAAAGAATTGCAGAAGCCAAGATTGTTCGTAAAGTTGATGACAGAGAATTTTTAATGACATTGTGCTGGTTGGCACGTATGACATTGCGTGGACTAGAACTTACTGAACAAGAAAGTGAAACATTAGAAAATGAGATCCAACGACTATTAAAAGTCGTTAACAAACCAGAAGTTATTGTCGTTGAAAAAGAAAGCAACCGCCCTAATATTCAGGAAATCATGCGTGAAAAAGCAAAAGACGCTGCCGGTGAACTAGAAGGACTATTTGACGAGTTTTATACTACAGGCAAAACTAGTGGTAAAGTAGTTGATATTGTTGCTAAGTTTAATGTAATGAGTCAACATATTCCATTGATTGTTGAGATATGGAAACAAAAACAAATTGAGTTTGAAACAGTTAGTGAAACTGAAGACAAAGAACTTAAAGATGCTTATGGCAATTTAGGTAAAGTACAAATACGTAACATACTTAAATTTATTGAATCAGTACTTACCGATCTTAATAGTTATATTTCAATTAAGAAAGCAAGTAAGGCTCCTCGCAAAAAGAAAGCAATACCCGTAGAAAAGATTGTAGCAAAACTTAAGTACCTAAAAGAATTTAAGGATGCAGTAAACAAACTTGATTTGATTAGCATTCATCCAACTAAGTTGCATGGTGCTAGTGAGGCATGGGTATATGATACTGCAAAAAGAAAACTGCATCATTATATCGCAGACGAATATTCAAAATCATTTACTGTAAAAGGTAATACGATTCTTGGATTTGATAATAATACTAGTGAAATTAAAACACTACGTAAACCAGGTGAACAACTTAAAGAGGTCATGGGAAGTAAGCCCGCGGCACGTAAGTATTTCAAAGACATTAAAGCAACTGCTACTACTCCCACCGGTCGCTTTAATCAAAATATGTTAATATTGAAAGCATTTTAATGGATAATATAGAAGAAAAGATGGCATCAATGATGGCACCTATTGATAGACAACTATTGTTATGTGATGGCAAAAACGATGAGTTAATGCTGGCATGTGCAATGTTACAAAGAGTCAAAGAAATATTTGACACACACTTATCGCCGGAAGGCACAAAACTAATGTTTAAGGATTTACAATGATAGATTTAACCAAGTACTCACAATTTGTTGAGCAAGTGACCTCAGTAGAATCAAACAACTATGACCACTTACATAAACGTATAGCAGAATTACGTTCAGGAGATTTTAACCCTGCATTGTTATTGACTGCTTGTATGGGAATGGCAGCCGAAGCAGGTGAGTTTACTGAGATTCCTAAAAAGATTTTATTTCAAGGTAAGCCCTATAATCAAGAGGCTCAATATCATATGATGCGTGAATTAGGTGACATTATGTGGTATTGGGTCAATGCTTGCCGAGCATTAAATCTTGACCCTAATACTGTTATTGCAGAGAATGTAAAGAAATTAGAAAGCCGTTATCCCGGTGGTACTTTTGATCCTTATTTCTCTGAAAATAGACAACAAGGCGACTTATAATATAATACAGATTCTCCCGATAAATACATTATTGGGAGAATACAATGGCAGTTAGTTTAGAAGATTTAAAGCAAGAACTTTTTGAAAGTTTAAAATATCGTTTAGGTGGTGGCATAGTTGATGTAGAGGCTGGACCTGAAGAATATGAGGCTGCCTACAACTATGCAGTTAAAATTTATCGCCAACGTGCACAGAATGCTACTTTTGAAACTTATACATTAGTAACAATGCACGAGGGTATTGACACTTATACATTACCACCTGAATTCGTAAATGTACGAGAAGTTTTTCGTAGAACTATTGGTCTAGAAACAGGACCTTCTAGTGCAAGTTTTGATCCTTTCAGTAGTGCTATTCTTAACACATATTTGTTGAACTATAACTATGCAGGTGGATTAGCAACATATGACTTTTATGCAGGTTATATTGAATTAGCTGCTAGAATGTTTGGTGGATATGTAGTATTCACTTTCAACAGAGTTACAAAAGAACTAAGATTAGTTAGAACAATTAAAGGTACTGGCGAACAAATATTAGTTTGGGGAGACTTATTAAAACCCGAAGCAGAATTACTACAAGATCCTTATGCTGGTATATGGATAGGAGATTGGACACTTAGCCAATTAAAACTAATCATCGGTGAAGCACGTGAAAAGTTTGGAACTATTGCAGGCCCTAGTGGTGGCACAAGTCTTAACGGTACTGCACTTAAAGCAGAAGCCATTGCTATGCAAACACAATTACTAGAAGATTTGCGTAGATATGTAGATGGAAGTCAACCATTAACTTGGATACAAGGTTAACCTAACTATTTTTTATTGTCACACTTCTGTAGTATAATTACTGTATAGGAGAGTGTATGATTATAGGGATAACAGGATTAATCGGTTCAGGTAAAGATACAGCAGCTAACTATCTAACTACATTTCATCAATTTAAACAAGAAAGTTTTGCAAGCAGTTTAAAAGATGCAGTAGCACAAGTATTCGGTTGGGACAGAGAATTATTAGAAGGTCACACCAAATACAGTAGAGAGTGGAGAGAACAAATTGATCCTTGGTGGGCAAAACGACTTGATATGCCCAATCTAACTCCTAGATGGATACTTCAATATTGGGGTACAGAGGTCTGTCGTAAAGGATTCCATGATGATATATGGATCGCTAGTTTAGAAAACAAACTACATAATTCAAAAGACAATATTGTTATTAGTGACTGTAGATTTCCCAACGAAATCAAAAGCATAAAAAATGCAGGTGGAATAACAGTTAGAGTTGTACGAGGTACTAATCCAAAATGGTATGATGCTGCGGTAGCTTATAATAAAGGCCCTGATGGAAACACAATGTGGGCATTAAGCAAAAATATGCTGGATAAACATAAAGTTCATGCAAGCGAATATAGTAGCGTTGGATTACACTACGATCATATTATTGATAATAATGGGTCTATTGAAGACTTGTATAAGCAATTAGAATTAATAATCAACCTCTAAGTCACCCCTGCGCCAAGTCACTTCTTTACGTTTAACAATTTCAACACAATTCAAACATATAGTTCTGAGATTGTTAAACTTGACATTCTTTAAATCTCCGTCTATATGATATACTAAAGTTTGGGTAGGGTAGATGCTACGAAAGCCACAAGAGTCACATGTGGCTTTTTTCTTGTATCCTGCCTTTTGCCAAGTAGGGATTCTGGCTTTTAATTTATTCTTAGTCCTTCCGCATTCATCGCAGTTACTACGATAATGTGTTACACCATCACGTTTATAATTGATTGCTGTGTAGTTTTTGTTACATGTTTTGCAGATAGGTCTCATACATCTATTTAGTAACCTTCAAAGGTATGGTTATTTGGGTGTTTCTGATAGGTTATGCTAAATATTAGTATCATATAGGTTTATGCCTATACAATAATATTTAAAGGAAATCGAAAATGGCATTAAATTCACCTGGCGTACAAGTATCAATTATTGACCAAAGTCAATATTTACCCGCTGCTTCTAGCTCAGTACCCCTACTTTTTATAGCTTCTGCTCTTGACAAAGCAAATGGAACTAATAATACTGCAATTGCTGCTGGCACATTAGAGTCCAATGCAAATAAATTATATCAACTAACAAGTCAACAAGATTTAGTGACATTATTTGGTAACCCATTCTTCTATAAAACAACAGATGGTACACCACTACACGGTTACGAATTAAATGAATATGGTTTATTAGCTGCGTATTCATTATTAGGATCTACAAATAGTTGCTATGTGTTACGTGCTGATATAGATTTAGCAAGTTTAATAGGTAGCTTAACTCGTCCAGCTGGTCCTGCTCCGGACGGTACATACTGGTTAGACACTACAAATACAGCATGGGGTATTTTTGAATTTGATGCTGATACAGGAACATTTATGTCAATGACTCCTTATGTATTAACAAGCACTTCTCAATATACAACAGATAATGGAAATGATGCTACACCGTTGCCATCAATTGGTAATCCTGGTGATTATGCAGTTATTCCTGCAATGCCAGTTAATGGTATGCTATCACAACATACATATTTTTACAAGACCCCAGGAAATGCAAGCACTAGTGTTTGGGTTGGTGTTGGTTCACATGAATGGAAAATGTCTACCCCAACAGCAGTTGGTACAAATCGTCCTATTAGCTTAACTGTAGGAGATGTGTTAACTATCAATGTTAACGGTAAATATACAGTTAGCGTAACAGTACCTTCAGGTAGCGGCAATAATACAGTAGCACACTTAGCTACTCTTATTAATTCATTAAATATTGCTGACTTAACGGCAGATAGCACTACTAATAGTGGTTATTTGACAATATTCTTTGGTGAATATGATCAAATTGGTTCTTCAATAAATGATTATATCACTTTAACAGGAACTGGAACAATTCTTGCTGACTTAGGATTAGGTGGCACATATTATAGTCCAGATGTTTCAATTGGTTCAAGCAATCAAATGCCATTATGGACATCAAGTCAAGCAATGCCAAGACCAAGTGGATCTGTTTGGATCAAAACAAGTACTACAGGTTCAGGTATAGATTTTATTATGAACAGATATAGTTTAGCAGCTAATCAATGGGTTGGTAAAACTGTAAACGTTTATAATAGTGAACAATCTGCAATCTACAATTTAGATTCAACTGGTGGCCAAGCTATTCCTACAAATACATTAATAGCTACAGTTGGTACTCAAGGTTTCCCTGATGCAGCAGTAATGTTTTATTACAGACTAACAACTGGTATAACAGCAGTTACAAGTAGTGTTAGTTCATTTAATTTGGCAGATTTTGCAAATGTATCAGCGACATTAAAAGTTTTAGTAACTATTCCTAATCAAACAACACGTAGTAGCGTATATACACTTACTATAGGTGACCAGCATATAACAACATTTGTTTCTGCATGGCAAGCTGCACAAATTCCATATACAAAAATTGCAATTAATACTGATGGTTCAATTACTATTAGTCATACTGCAGGTGGTGAAATATTATTGAGTGATACTGCTAGTAACAACGGTGAGAGCACAGGTCTTATTAATGCATTAGGATTCGGTACATCAACAAAAGGTGTACGTAAAAGTTTTGTAGATACTTTTGTAACGACTGTTTCTACAACTAGAGTAACTGGTAGTGGTGGTAGTGCAACTGTTACAGTAACTAATAATGGTTACTATAAAGTAGTTGTAAATAATGGTGGTAACACTTATGCAGTCGGTGATGAAATAAAAGTACTAGGCACTAGTCTAGGTGGTGTAAGTCCTGACAATGACCTTACAATGGTCGTAGAGGGTGTTACATCAGGTGGTGTTATTTCTGCACTAGCTATATTAACTGGAACTGCAAAACCATTATACTTAACATCATTAAGTAACTGGTACCCATTAACATATACTTCAAATGCAGGTGCTCCAGCATCATTACCTTTTGAGGGTGAAAACTGGTACTTTAGTACACCTACTGAAGTTGATATTTTAGTTAACAAAAATCATGCATGGGTAGGTTATGGAAATACTAACTATGATACAACAGGTCATCCTACAAATGGTAGCAATCAAACAGATCCGACAGGTATTATTATGTCTGCTACAACACCAACAACACAAAATGATGGTGTAACAATGTTAGCATACGGTGATCTATGGTTAGATACAAGTGATTTAGAAAACTATCCTAAGATTAGTCGTTGGCAGAATCTTAACAATGTAGATCAATGGGTCGCAATCAGCAACACAGACCAAATATCTAGTACTGGTATGTTATTTGCAGATGCACGTTGGGGAAATAGTGGACTAATTGATCCAGTTAACGATCCTATTCCAACAATTTCAAGTTTATTAAATAGCAATTATGTTGATTTGGATTGTCCTAACCCATACTTATATCCACAAGGTATGTTGTTGTTTAACACCAGACGTTCAGGATTTAATGTAAAACGTTTTGAAAGAAACTATTTTAGTCAATCAGCATATCCAGCAGCAGTAATGAGTGGAGAGCCTAGTTATACAGGTGGTATCACACAATTACCAATAATGCCATATGCATGGGTATCAACAAGTGGTCACAAAGAAGACGGTTCTGCATATATGGGTAGAAAAGCACAACGTGCAATGGTAGTTAAAGCAATGAAGGCTGCTATTAACAGTAATATGCAAATTCGTGAAGAAGACACCTTTATTAACTTATTAGCAGCACCTGGTTATCCAGAATTACAACCTGATATGGTTACACTAAACAATGATAGAAACAATACTGCATTCATTATCGGTGATACTCCATTGAGATTATCAGATGAAGCAACATCATTGACAAATTGGGCAACCAACACAGCATTAGCAACTGAAACAGGCGAAGATGGTTGGGTAACACGTGATACATATCTAGGTGTGTTCTATCCGAGCGGTATCACATCAGACTTAAGTGGCACTGACGCAGTTGTTCCGGCAAGTCATATGATGTTAACAACATTCTTAAATAATGATAATGTTGCTTATCCTTGGTTAGCAGCTGCTGGTATACGTAGAGGTAATATTACTAATGCTACAAACATTGGTTATTTGGATGCACAAACAGGTATATTCCAAGTAATTAAGAATCGTAATAGTATTCGTGATGTACTATATGAGAATCAACTTAATCCATTAGCGTACTTCACTGGCGTAGGCTTATTGAATTATGGTAACAAGACAAGTTATGCAAGTCAAAGTTCTTTAGATAGAATTAACGTTGCACGTTTAATATGTTACATACGTTATCAATTATCTATTGCAGCTAGACCGTTCGTATTTGAACCTAATGACAATTTAACACGTACACAAATAACAGGTGTAATTCAATCATTGTTTATTGACTTGATTAGTAAGCGTGGTTTATACGATTATTTGGTAGTTTGTGATACAACAAACAATACACCAGATAGAATTGATAGAAACGAACTATGGGTAGATATTGCAATTGAGCCGACAATTACGGCTGAGTTTATTTATATACCAGTACGTGTAGTTGCTACAGGCGCATTGAGTGGCAGTACAGGCAGTGGTTCTTAATAAGATAAATATTATACAGGAGATATAAAAATGGCAACAGGCTCAAGTTCACTGTTCAACATGACAGTAGGTGCAGACAATTCCCCGAGTTCTCAGGGTTTGTTGATGCCTAAATTGCAATATCGTTTTAGAGCGTTATTCATCAATTTTGGTAAGAGTGGTTCTACACAAGAATTAACAAAACAAGTTATGGATATTCAACGTCCTAATTTGCAATTTGAAGAAATTCCACTAGATATATATAACTCAAAAATATATATTGCTGGAAAACCATCATGGCAAGAAACACAAATTAACTTACGTGACGATGCACAAGGTAATGTAACTAAGTTAGTTGGTGAACAAATTCAATTACAATTTGACTTTATGGAGCAGGCAAGTGCTGCAACAGGTCAAGACTATAAATTCCAAATTAACTATGAAGTACTAGACGGTGGTAATGGAGTATTACAACCAACAGTATTAGAGACATGGGAATTATTAGGTTGTTTCATTAAGAGTGTAAACTACAACAATATGGATTACAAACAAAATGAACCAGCAACTATTCAATTGTCAGTTAGATTTGATAATGCAGTTCAAAGTCCAATTGGTACTTCAGGTATTGGTGTACAAGTTGGTCGTGCATTCGGTGGAACAGCTGTAACAGGTATCGGTTCTACTGGCGGCTAATATTTTACAACTAAACATTAACTTATAATGGCCGGATTCTTTCAACAATTTGCCGGTGACGTTGCAAAAGGCTTCTTAAGCAATCCTTACTTGCGTGATTATACTCATGCAAGTAAGACCTTTGTAACAAACGGATATGCTTACGCACCAAAGTATAAATTCTTATTTCATGTATACTTTGATATCAACTCAAATTATATAGGTTCTATTGATAACACTGTACCTACAGATCATAATTATGGTCTTGCGGTTAAATCAGTCCAACTTCCTAAATATACATTTGATGTTGCTACGATGAATCAATACAATCGTAAAAGATTAGTACAGACTAAAATTAAATATGATCCTGTAAATATTACAATACATGATGATAACAATAGTTTGATGACCAAATTATGGTATGCATATTATACATACTATTATAAAGATGGTTTACAACCGGATTCCGGAGGCGTGGATACAACTAATAAAGCTGTTGGAAAAGTATTAAGTCCAACTGATATTAATAGACGAAATCTATATAAACCAACATTAACAGGTGATAATGATTGGGGTTATATAGGAGAACCTGATAATAGTCCAAAATTTGATACAGGTGCTAGTAATACTAAAATTCCTTTCTTTAGGGGAATTAATATTTATGGTTTTAATCAGCATAGTTTTGTAATGTATAGATTAATTAATCCTCTAATAACATCATTTTCACATGACACATACAGTTATTCTGAGAGTAATGGTGTTATGGAACATCAAATGACATTAGAATATGAAACTGTAAAATATTATACAGGTGCTTTAGATGGAAAAAATCCAGGAGCTATAGTTAAGCAATTTGGAGATCCGGCACACTACGATACAACATTAAGTCCTCTTGCACAACCAGGAAGTAATTCTAGTATATTAGGTCAGGGTGGTTTACTAGATAGTGCAGGTGGTATTGCAAATGATTTAGCTAATGGTAACTATTTAGGTGCATTAAAAGGTGCAGTAAATACTGCTAAGACGTTCCACAATCCGCAAACAATTATTAATGCTGCTAAAGGTGATGCTATAAGTGCAGGTAGTAATTGGTTACAAGGTACACCAAATAGAAATAATTTATTTAATTTCCCAAGCGATACAACTACACCACAATCTATTACCAATAATGTTAATAATAGTATACAGAATGGTGTAAATAGTGTAAATGATTATGTAAGTAATGTTCATTTAGGTAACAATGGATTAACTACTACACCATCTACACCACTATATCCAACAAATACTAAAAAGTAAATAAAATATGCCAGTTTATAATACAATAGATGCACCAACATCAGCAATGGATGCAACAGTTAGGGTATTTGATAGTTTTTACAACTATGACATGACTGTGGATTCTACAAAATATGAAATTGTAAGATCATATTTTCAATCAGTAACTGATAGCCAAGATATTGCAGCAAACTTTGCTACTATGCTTTTTAGAATTGCAGGCATTACTGGCATTGATCCTTTAAATGTATTGAATATTATTCAAGGTAAAAGCAAAATGGAAGCGAATGCTATTATGATTTATTATCTCAATAATCTAAAAAGCAAAACTGCACTATATGGTATAAGTGTAGTACCTCAACCAAATCAAAACGTTCAACGCAACGTAGTAATATAATGGCTAGCTACGCACAAGGTATATTTACACCAACGCAACCTGAAAAATATATAGGCAAACATGCACCTAGATATCGTAGTGGTTGGGAATTTACTTTTATGCAATTCTGCGATAAAAACAAAAATGTACTTAAATGGGCAAGCGAATCTATAATCATTCCCTATATGCATCCATTGACAGGTAAGCGTACTAATTACATACCTGATTTTTTAGTTATATATGAAAACAAGCATGGGCATCAAAAAGCCGAAGTAGTAGAAATTAAACCAAAAAAACAAAGTCTTATTGAAAGCCGTACTGCTAATGCACGTGATAGGGCAGTAGTTGCAGTTAATCATGCTAAATGGGCAAGTGCAATGGCATATTGCAAACAAAATGGACTTACTTTTCGTGTTCTGACGGAGGACGACCTTTTCTATCAGGGTAAAAGAAAGTAATAAATATTACTATTATAGGATAGTAATATGACAAAGAAACTTGAAGAATTATTTGAACTTCCAGAAAGTGAAGAAGAGGTTCGTTTTGAAGACCTCGCTTTAAAAGACATGGAACATGAAATAGTTACACAAGAAGCATATTCAACATTAGAAAAAATAGAAAATGCATTACCTCAAATTCGTGGATTAGAAGCCAGCGATACTGAGATTGATGAGTTAGCACAATTGGCTACATCTAGCTATAAAGATTTAATGGATTTGGGTATGCAAGTTGATAGTCGTTTTGCTAGTGAAATATTCAATAGTGCGGGTACAATGTTAGGTCATGCTATTACTGCTAAAACTGCTAAAGTTAACAAAAAGCTAAAAATGCTTGATTTACAGTTAAAGAAAGCAGCACTGGATCACAAGATTAGTGAAAAAGTAAAAGAAATTGAAAATGTTCCTTCAGGGGAAGGAACTTTACTTGACAGAAATGAAATACTGAAAACTGTTTTGGCAAGTAAAAATACGCAATAAAGATAAATATTATATAGGAATAAATTATGAAAAGCCTTCGTCACTATTTAATGGAATCAGCAAGAACGTACAAGTATACGATCAAAATCGCCGGTGATTTGGACAAGAATTTTTTGGATCTGTTTATACATAATTTGTCTAAATTTGATCCAGTTAAAATTGATGATCCAAAACAAACCCCTGTTCAGAAAGACCCATATGGATTTCCTGAATTACAAAATGAATCAATAACTATTATTAAAGCTGAATTCAAATATCCAGCTAACGAACCAATGATACAACAGATTGGTCAGTTGTTAGGTTGTAATGTTAACATGATTAGAGTTACTACTACTGATTATAACGATTCAATCAATAGTGAAGTTGACAAGTATTCAAATGAAATGCGTGAAGAACCTTTATTGTTACAACCTGAAATGGATGACAATGGTAAAGAAGCAAGTAAAGAATATGCAAATCAATATTTAGATAAAGTAATGCCCAAGAGACCTAGCATTGACTATAAATTTGATGCACCGGCAACTCCTACTAGCCCTAACAAGAGTAAAGAAGGTGTTAATACAAAAGGTCCATTAACTCAAATTACTCCTATCAAAAAGCCATTAACAGGCAATCCTATAATTAACAGAGGCAAATAATGATGGACTTCACAACTAGTCAATTGACATGGATAGTAATCGGAGCATGTAGTATAGGTGGCACAGGTTATATTACAATGGATAATGCTTTACAAAAATTAGATACTAAAATGGAAGTGGCTACTGTGAAGGCGCAAGATACTAACGATAAGTTAGAAGAATTAAAAAAACAACTTAGTCGCATTGAAGATAAGTTAGACAGTAGAAGAAAATAAGGATAACATATAATGGATTTCAGAGACCTAATACAATCACTTGATACTATCAATGAAGATAGTAAAGTTCATAAAGGTACATATGGAAATAAACATGGTAAAGAAGATGTACGTGACCAATATGGACATAAGATAGGTAAGATTGACAAGGACGATGATGAAAAAAGTAGTAAAGAAGCTCCTAAGAAAGGTCGTGGTCGTCCTAAATACGATACTAAAAGTTTAGGTGACGTGTTTGGTGGTGGTAAAAAGCCAAACAAAGAAGTAGGTAAGAAATCTGTTAAGCATAGGTTGAAAGATTGGATTGAAGACGTAGCACAAGGTAAAGATGCATTAAATGAATCAGGTCCTGGCGCAGTAAGCACAATGGGAACTAATACTAGTGGCGGTTCTATTAGTTCTACTGGCACAAATAATAGTGCTGGACAAGATCCACAGATGATGAAACAAGTAGACAATGTTGTTAAGGGTTTAAAGAATAAAGTGCATTTACCAGTAAGTGATATCAATAAAGTAGAAAAGGGTATCGCTGCAACTATGTCTGGTCAAAAAATGGATGGTGCTACAATGAAGGCAACAGGCGGATTAGGTGCTGAATTACTAGACGTTATTAGTAAAAGTGCAAATCCTAATGAAATTTTAAATCCTATTGCAAAAGCAAGCCAACAACAAATGCAAGCACAACAAATGCAAGCTAACCAAACACAAAATTCTCCTGTACAACCAATGCATGAAGAAGATGAAATGGATGAGGGCGAATTAAGTTTTATGGAAGATGATACTGAACATGAAGGTCATGATCCAAGTGAATATGGTATGGAAGGTGATTTCGTTAAAACTCAACTACATACAATTGCAAGAGTTACACAACATTTAGAAAAAGAATTAAGTGATACAGAAGATTTACCTGAATGGGCAGAAGAAAAAGTAAGTCAAGCTAAAGGTATGATGGTATCAGTAATGGATTATATTACTAGCGAAAAAGAACGTGACCATGAAGCTGAAACAGGCGAAGAAGGTTATATTAGTGAGAAAGCAGTAAGCAAAGCACAACAAAAATTCTTTGGAATGGTTCATGCAATGCAAAAAGGTAAAAAAATTCCTGGCGCAAGCAAAGAATTAAAAGGTGTTGCAAAAGATATTGGTAAGAAAGATGCGAAAGACTTTGCAAGCACTAAGCATAAAGGTTTACCTGATCATGTTAAAGAAACAAGTTTTGAAGATCAAGGTGTGGCGGAAGGTAAAGACGAAGGTAAACCAGGTAAAAACTTTGCTAAGATTGCAAAAGATGCAGGCAAACGTTATGGTTCTAAAGCTGCAGGAGAACGTGTAGCAGGTGCAGAACGTGCCAAATTAGCTAAACAAGGTAAACTTGAAGAAAGTACAAGTATGAAAAAATTAACAGAAGGCGCGATGAAAGATATATTAACAAACTTCTATGATGAAGTAGAATCACATAAAGGTGATGGTAGTATATTTGATATTAAAAAAGCAAGAAATGTTCAACAAGTAGAAGAAGTATTAACAGCTTTAGTAAAACATGGTGATGAATACAGTGGGTTAGATGTTGCTAATCAAAATGAAATTGTAATGCAAACATTAAAATATCTAGCACATCAAAAAGAATTACCATTCAATACGTTGAATACTTCAACAAGCAGTAGATTTGCACAACAACAAAAGTCAAGCACTTTTGCTCCTCAGCATACTGCAACACCAAGTAAAGTCTTTAATAAACCAGAGACTACTAGCTCAGGTTTCTTATCATCATTAAGAAAACCAGCAACATTTAATGAAGGTAACGATATGAAAGACAAACAATTTGAAAGTTGGGAACGTGAACTTAACAGTTTATTAAACGAAGGCATTACGGTATCACATAGTACTGGCCAACAAGGTTCTCCTGATTCATTAAGTATCAATGCAACTGAACATGATGCAACTGAATTAATGAACATTCTAAGAAATTCAGGTATGGAAATGTTTGGTGGAACTAAGGATCAACAAGTTGATGGTTATGGTGCTCCTCAAGCAGGTGAAGAAGGTGGTGAAGAATTTCATCAAGGAACAGAAATTGCACCAAGTCCAGAAGTAGTTGGTGCAGGTGATGATATGCTTGAACTAATCAAAAAAATGTCAGGTATTGGTTCTGATGCAAATACACCCGGTTCAGTTGAAGTTGATTATGAACCAGAAGGCGGGGAAGATGAGCATTCTGATGAAGAAGACAAAGAAGAAACTGATGAAGGTGCGGGAGTTATGCACTTTAAAGACGAACAAGCCAAAAAAGCTGGTAAAGATAGTTTCAAATTAGGTGGAAAAACATTCCCAGTAAAAGAGGATGACATGGAAGAAGGTGCTGGAGTAATGCACTATAAAAAAGAACAAGCTGAAAAAGCTGGAGAAGATCATTTTAAATTAGGTGGAAAAGATTATCCAGTAAAAGAAGATAACATGGAAGAAGGTGCAGAAGATTGTATGGAATGTGGTTATCCAATGATGGAATGTCAATGTGATGAACATGACCATGAGGGACACGACCACATGAATGAAAGTTCAGAAGATTGTATGGAATGCGGCATGCCTATGATGGAATGCGAATGCGATCAAATTGAAGAAGGCTTTGCTAATGATGCAGGTGGTGATGCAATGGGTGATACAGAACTAATGCAATTAAAGGAACTACTAGCTATGGGCAATGATATGCACAGAGTAAAACGTGATAACACAGTGGGTAATCCAACTAAAGTTGCTTTTGAGTCACAAATACATGACTGGAAAAAACTAAGCGGTATAAAATAATAAACTGCATATAAAATAGTCCGCTAGTCGGACTATTTTTTTGGTTAACACACCTGTAAAAAACGATAAATAACATATAAGGTGATAAAGACATGGCTCAACAAAACATTGATTTTGGCGCATTTCCAGGCGATCCTAGTGCGGATGCAATACGTGCAGCATTTCAAAAAATACAAACAAATTTTACAGAATTATACAACTCTACACAAAGTACAGGTGTTTCTAGTGTAACTGCTGGCGCAGGTTTAGGACAAACACGTACAACCGGTAACGTAGTTATTGTTGCTAATATACCAAATATTACAATACAAACAGGCCCAAGTCATAGTTTACTAGTTGGTGTAGGAGTTGCAAGTGGTAATAGTGCTACAATTTCAAGTTATAGCACTCCATTCGTAGTAGATATTGCAAGTAACATTAAAACTAGCAATGCTAATTTTACAGTTGGATTAACAACAAGTAATATTACCATTACTAATACTATCAATTCAAATTTAGTCCCTAGTCAAGATAGTGTATTCAGTTTAGGAAGTTCAACAAGACGTTGGAAAACATTATTTGTTGCTGCTAATACGATTGATGTTGGTGGCGCATTAATTGGTGCAAGTTGCGGTGGTTTAACAATTGGCCCAACATTAAATGTAGCACAATCAATCACATCAAATACAGTTACAACAACTACAGTTACTTCACCTAATATTGTTGTGGGTAATACTACAATTACAAGTAATGGTGGTAGTGTAGTTGTACCAAACATAAGTGTTGGTGGTAACGTAATAACTAACAACATGACGGTGAGTAACACACTTCTAACTAATACAGTTACATCTGGTACAATTACTGCAAGCACTGCTAACGTAGGTGGAACAACAATTGCAAGCAATGGTGCATTAACAGTTGGTAACACTACTATTTCAAGTAACGGTACTATTACTACGGGTAACACAGTTATTTCAAATACAGGTTCTATTACAGTTGGTAATACAGTTATTGCAGCTAATGGATCTATTGGTACAACTTCAGGTGCTGCCCCTGCACAACTTAGTGCTCCGGGCGGTGCTAATGCGAATACACAGTTGATGTTTAATAACAATGGTAACACAGATGTAATTTCAAATGTTACATATAATTCATCAACTAATTTATTAACAGTAGCCGGTAATATTAGTAGTGGTAATTTAGTAAGTACAGGTGTTTTAAGTGTAGCATTAGGTGCAAATATTTCAGGCACTGCTAATATTGGTAACATTGTATCACCTGGTACTGCTAATATAAGTGGTACTGCTAACGTAGGTAATTTAGTAACTCCTGGTACTGCTAATATAAGTGGTACTGCTAACGTAGGTAATTTAGTAACTCCTGGTACTGCTAATGTGTCAGGTACTGCTAACGTAGGTAGTTTAATCAGTTTAGGATCTGCCACTGTAGCAAATATATTAAGTGTTGGTAATCATACAGTGGGTGTAACTATAGCACTAACAACTCTAACAACTGCTGCAAACGGTATAGTAACAGCAGTATACCCATCTCAATCAGTAGTACCTTTCACAATAGGTCAATCAATAACAATTGCTAATGCTTCACCTACAAATTATAATGGTGGATTTACTATTATAACTGCCAATGCTACCCAAGCAACATATAATAGTAATGGAACAAGTACAACTGGTGTTGCTGGAACACCGGGTAATATAATCGGTATTAGTAATACACTAGTGACAGGTACTGCCAATGTAGGTAATCTAACAACTCCTGGTAATGCAACCGTAATAGGTAACGTTGCAATTGGATCTAGTAATATCAGTTTGTTTGCTAATGGTGTTGCGAATCTTAGTGGAACAACTACAGTTAATCAATTAGTAAGTAACACAACTGCAAATATTACAGGTACT